AGCTCAATATCGACCAATTCACCAATCCTTCTGGAGCTTCTGTGGGCGCCCGCGAGCTGCGCTTGCTTACCGAACCCGGCGCTGGCGTGCCTGGGGACACCCGGAGATTCGCCTTAGCTAAAGAAAAACTGGACACTATTAAACTAGGCGCTACTCGGCCAGACGAAATCTATGAGAGTCCCGAGATTCAGAAAGCTCTGAAGGAATACTATCAGCTGCAGGCAGGAGAGCTTGACGGTACATTATCTATGACAAATTATCGTGGAACACTTTTGCACAACAAAAAGAATACACGAAATAGAGTGCTATCTTCTCCTCCTAGAGAAGAGCAGATGAAGTTTAACCCGCTCACCGGTAGGTATGAAGACTCTCGTCTATACCAACCCAACCCAGCTGTATTTGCTAATACGCAACGCTTGATTCAAGAAAGCGAAGTGTTGAAGGATGTAGATAAGAAGTTTCTAGAGGCGTTCATAGGCAACCTCTCGGATACTATGAGTATCAATGAACGCGCTGCAGTTAGCGAAAACCTGCGTGTTAATATCGAACGTTTCCGCAAGAACCCAGAACCTTGGGGTAATCTCAAGGCTGTTTTAAACAGTGAAATGAAGTTCTCTGTGATGAACGTCTCAGATTACATGGAGACACAGATCCGAAAGGATGCTAATCTTTTTCATAAGCTTAAGCAAATGGATTACCTGGACCCTGTTTTAGGTCCTGTGCAATTACAGCACCTCCATGACAATTTCACGGAGAATATCTACGCTAAGAATAAGTGGGAAGATAAGACAGCCCCTAAGATCGCAAAAGAGCTCCGAAATGTGCTTGACTATAAGCTACCTTTGAAGCTCAAGCTCAGGCTAGATGATAAGACACTTGATAATTTCTACTTATCATTTGCTAAGCGGTTAGGTTATGCAGACACCCCTGATAGAGACCAGCTCGCGGTAGCACTTGGGCGTGATCTGTTTAACAAAGCTCAGTACCGTGGTAGTAGAAACGAATGGTATAATCTAGGTGTCAAGCTGTTGGATGATGCCAAGGATAAAGGCTTCTACGAACTTGAAACATTCGGTGTGCAGAAGAGAAGAATGAAGAGTCGGATGGGTGGAAGGTATTTTGGCCCCTATTATGACACGTTTAGCGTTAACGTTCGTGTTGTAGACCCTAGAATTACCGAATACGCAAAGTTGACCAGACGTGTCGAGCTGGGCCTACGCATCGGTGTAACTACGCCTAAGAATCGACTGGTGATTCGAGAAGGTTATAAGACGTACTTCGTAGATCGTGGAGCTTTAGGCTTCACAGATACACGTATTCCAATTACATCTACTAGCAGCTTTTCAGAGTTTCCTGTGACAGTTGTAAATAAAGACATGGCCAATGCACTTAATTGGACTTCGTCTGCGCAATATAAGATCGATCCTGATTTTTATGACTTCACACAAAAGCTTCTTAACTTCGTTGATGATAAAGGTAAGGCGCAGTACTACAGCGATCTGAATCACTATCGCAGCTATATCTCTGAGCGTGGTGATGCTTATGAACGTTTCAAAGCAATGCAATGGCTTAGGGAGAAAGACGCTGCTTTCAGCAATCATCCTTTCCTGGACCATCGTGCTCGCATTTACGAGCGGGGTCTAATAGGACCACAGTCAGGCGAGACTTTCAGGCCCTATCTAAGTACTGCAGAAAGCAAGACGCTTGGAGAGATAGGCTACTTGAACCTACAGGATCAGATCGGAGCATTCCTAGGTGGTGCAAGCGATCATCTTGAGGGTAAGTACAATTCGCTAGCTGTAAAGGGACGACAGCAGATTGCCTTAGCGCAACGTGATGAGATGATTAAGCTTGGTAATCTCATGCGCAGAGGCAAGCCTGGGGATATTAGAGAGATTCTTGAGTCAAGGCTAATGGCAGAGATCGATGGCGAAGAACAAGGCAAGCTCATGAGGTTTGCTTTGGAGATGTCTAAGATCAATGAGCATTTGGGTGGCGACTTTAAGAATCTATCTAAAATGGAAAGTTACAAAACTGCGCTAGCCCTTGAGCAGGATGCTTCATCCAGCGGTGCTCAGATCATTGCGTTGACTACACGTAACAAACAGTTGGCGGAGCTTAGTAATGTCGTGCCAACAAATCAGAAGCAAAGATTATACGACGAAATTGCAGCAAGTACGTTCAATGATCCTAGATTTATTGAGCTGAACAAGAAACTGAACCTAACAGAGAAGGACCTGCGTAAAGCTTCGAAGGCACAAAACATGGTGGACAGTTGCCATGTATAAACCCCGTTAATTGCTGGAAACTCCTCAAAGGACAATCAGCAGCCAAGCTCATACTGAAAAGTATCTGAAGGTTCAACGACTAGAGTAGACAACCTTGAAAGGTTATGAAACTCGTAGAGACTGAGTGGTCTCGAAACGCGGGGCAGTCGAAAGATTGAAGATATAGTCTGATCTGCATGGCAACATGCAGGACTTTTAAAGAAGTCAATAGTGACTAACGAACACTATTTAACAATATAATGAACGTTCTATGGCGCAGGGGAGCGGACAGGAATTCTCAACGTAGAAGCAAAACTGGGTAAAGTCTTAGGCAAAGAAGAAGGACTCCTCGTCGTAAAGGCTGCGGAGCGCGACGCTGTCCTTTCAGAGATCTCAGCGCGTATGGCACGTTACGAAAAGTTCGATCCTGATATGTATCAAGAACTAAAAGCTTTAAGGCAAGACGTTCGAGATATATTTAACAAAGGGTTAGCTCCAGGCGACGAGATCATGGAGCAGCTGTACTTCCTTGATCCGAAGACCACAGAATATGTTGAGAAGCTTAGCAGGAGCTACAATAAAGTTGTCACTCCTGATGACTTTCAGATTGTAGCTAAGATCATGAGTGAGAAGCTCGCAGTACAGGTTCCGATTCTGAAGGATTTTACAAAGTTCTTTGGGCGGTTGGCAGATGACTATCTTCAGAATGCCAAGCCAAACCAATCGGATATTGATACTGAAGCCTTGTTGAAAACTCTTCTGCTAGGCGAAAAGAAAGCTGGAAAGAAACTTCCGACTTGGCTTAACAACATTCTTGGAATCAAGGACGAAGCGCTTCGCGAGAAGATGCTAAGGCGAATTCCTGGCTATATTCCTGGAAGTTTTACTGATAGCTTTCTTAATGGTGTGGAAGCACCTAAGCGCAGGCGGACGGGGTTCAAGATAGGCAAGTATTCGTTGTTCTCTGAAGATATCACACCTGGTGTGGAAATTGGTATTCCAAATAAACTCGACAAGGCGTGGACTAATGTGCCTTGGGTGAACTTTGATGGTGTTACGTTAGAGCAAAACTTTACGCAAACATTCGAAGAGAAACTATCCTACAAAGATAGCGAGGGTAAGTGGGTAAACAATATCTTACAGGTAAACCAAAAAACAGACCCTACATGGTGGGAAGAGTTTAGAGGTAAAGAGAACAAGATTAATGACATTGCTGATTCGAATAAAGCTCGTACAGCATATGCCGTTAATGGGAATCACAGTAGATATTGCTGTGTATAAATCTCTCTAATTCGGTGGAACTCCATACGTTGTGGACAATACCGAGCCAAGACGCGAAAGCGTAAGGTGTAACGACTAGCCGAAAGGCGTAGAGCTTAAGTAAGCTCGAAACGGGAGACAACTCTTAGAGTTGAAGATATAGTCTGATCTGCATATAAGGAAACGAAATTGCAGGAGTTGCTTGCCAAGCAACATTTGGAAAAAATATGCAAGAAATTTGGAAAAAGTGGCGAGATAGTGAATACGAGGTATCTAATACAGGATACATCAGAAGCGGCCACGTAGGTCGTATTTTAAAGCCATCTCTTTCGAGACAAGGGTACGCCAGAATAAATGCGTGGGTTGGTGGCAAACCTATCTCAATTGCGGTACATCGGATAATCGCTGAAGTTTTTATAGAAAACCCTAAGAGCTTACCTATTGTGAATCACATTGACGGTAACCCATCAAACAATCGAGTAGAAAATCTAGAATGGACAACCATAAAAGAGAATGTACAGCATGCTGTGGATACAGGTTTAGCTAGCAGAGGCGAAGAGTGTACTGTCGCTAAACTAACTGAGGCACAAGTTATCGTAATCATTAGTCTTATTGAAACAGGGATTTCAGTAATTGATGTGAGTAGGCGTTATGGTGTTTCGGCAGCGGCGATAAGCCATATATGGAACGGTAAGACATGGAAGCACATCAGCAGGCCTAAAATTGAAACCAAAAATTATAAAGGTAAACTCAAGGTTACAGATATTCCTGTAATACGGAACCATTTTAAAGAAGGCTTAAGCGACAACGAAATTGCTAAGCTGTTCGGAATCCACAAGACTTCAATCTACAACATACGTGTTGGTAAGAATTGGTCTAATTATTAATTAAATACTTGGCAAGTAAACCGAGCAAACGTAACGAATTTGCTTGAACATTTTGAACGACGCAACGCTTGTGAAACAATATCATCTTTGGGGAAGACGAGCAGGAGTACCTACCAGTACCGTGCATGATGCTTTCTTTGCAAATGCTGCAGACATGCTCTCAGGCAGAGATGCTTTACGCACGATCTACGCAGACGCGCTGGATGCTAACTCTATCCTCGCAACGCTTAACGAGATGCGCGCACGCGGTCTTCCAGATGAACTGTATTGGAAGTATTTGAATGAAGCTAAAGACATCGGTTTGATCCCTGTTGCAGGGAGGTCCATTGTCGGCGGCAGAGTAATAACAGAGCAAGACATCCTCACTAGAGATATGGTGCTAAGTCCTGTTGAACAGAAATTTCGTGACAATAGATACTATTACGGAATTGGTTAGATTGTAACACAAGAGACGTTGTACGTTGAAATATCGCCCAGCCGCTGGTTGGACGCTCTTGTATTACATTTAGATTCTCGACCCTTGAGGTCGTTGATAGCTCGTGGTTGTACCACAATTGAAATAAATAGGTTGTACCTATAAGGAAATAAAATGGCTGAAGAAATTATTGATGGTGGCGGTACTGGTTTTAACGCTGATGGTACCCCAATCGAAACGCCTGTTGTGCCACCTGTGATTGTACCGCCTTCGTCTTCCAAAGACGATGACATGGTCGCAAAGCTGGTACAAGCGCGTATCGACGCTCAACTGAAACCCATTAAAGACAAACTCGATAATGCTTTCAAAGCTCGTGACGAAGCTATGGCTAAAGTCGCTGCTTTTGAGGCAACGCAACGTGAAGCTGAACTGAAGAAGCTTGAAGAAGAAGGCAAGCACAGGGAAGCTTATGAGCTACGGCTCGCACAGCGTGACCAGGAACTTGAAGTTTTGCGTAAGAAGAATACAGAACTCAGCAGAGATGTGTCTGTCAAAGATGCTCTCAAGGGTTATCAATTCAAGAACGACAAAGCTGCAACGATGGCATTCGGGGAAATTGTCGGTAATCTAGTGCAGAATGATCAAGGCGTGTGGGTACACCGCTCTGGAATTTCTGTATCAGACTATTGCGAAGTCTTTAGTAAGGAAGAAGAGCAATCATTCCTATTCAAATCCAAGCCAAATAGTGGTGGTGGTGGCAATGCGAATAACGCTAGCCTCCCTCCCACTAATAACGGAAAGAAGTCAGTCTTCGCGATGACTCAAGCAGAGATCTTGGCACTAGGTGCTAAAGGTCCAATCAAACTCTCTTAATTGGAAATAATCTATGACGGCAATTGTTAACAACATCAACGGCGCAAATACCTACGCTCTTCAGAATGCGCTTTCTGCATACTCTGACGAAGCTTACACCAATGCCCGCAAGCTCTCTGGCACCGGTATTGTCGGTCCTAATCCCAATATCACCACCGATACTGAAACCTTCATTGGTCAAGTTCGTTGGTTCAAGCCTATCAACCCTACGATTAACGTTGCGTCCCTAACCAATGCTGCGAACGGTACCGGCACTACGTATGATTCCGACTTCGCATCGTACATTAAGACTGTACGTACGCATGGCGCCACCCAAGTGAACCTGCAACGTGTCATCTCGCAGGTTGATGGCCTTGCCAAGATCGGTAAGGACTTTGGCGAAACTAAGTCGCAAGATGAGCATAACGCTATTCTTTCTTTGCT